TTAGGATGGCCTTTGCTGTCTGTGGCTAGTTGCACTTCAAATGCAGGAATCTTCCATTCGCTGTTGCCCAAGATCTTGTTTAGCGTTTTTGCAGTGATGCCACAGCGCAGGTCTTTGATAAGCACACGACGTGCCAGCATATTCCACTGATCGCTGTCAAAGCGTTCGCTGATAATTTTAATAGTGTCGCGAGCTTTATGTCCTGTAAGTGTGCGTGTACGCAAACTTTCGCACAATCCCCAAAACTGTACCCAAGGATTTTCTCTATGCTCTAGACCTTCGGTTTCAGGAACTTGCTTTACATTATAGGTAAAGTATGGATTGTATGCAAGATAACAGTTGTAGAGAAAGCATTCAGCACTTGCACTACCCAGTCTGGCCGCTACCAGAGCTTTTTCAATTACGCCTTCTTTGTGTAATCGACTGTTGTCATCTTCTAGATCGCGGATCCAATCACTGGCCACCTGTAATCCATTGTACTTTGCGTCGGCTTTTTTGTCGAACTTGATCATGGTGCACCTGAGGGTTGTTACTAAAACAAATCATACTATTATAATACTATAACTCTGACTAGAAGTCAACCATTATCTTACGATAATTGCTTCTGCACTCTTGGCTGTATACTGTGAAGTTAAGAAACTGCCCGGATTGGCAGGAGGAGTGGTATCAAGTATACCGTCCTGTTGTATTTGTGCAGCACCTAAAACACTTATGTTTCGAGCTTCGCGCATTGATGCAATCATTGCTTGTCCACCCAGTGTATCAAAGTTTGCAATACGCTCCAAAAACTCTGCCGGGCCACCGTCTGTAACATCAAGTGCATAACTGCCAAGACTGCCGGCTAGACTGGTTGCATTGGTGTCCTGACTTTGTATGTCAGACAATACCAAATCCATTTTAGCACGGTTTAGTTTTTCTCTTGCCTGTTGTTCTTGTATGCGTTTGAAGTTTGCTTGCACAGATTGTGCAGTTGTATTCGCACTGTACACACTTTGCATCAGACTCTTGGCTGCTGTGATAACGGCTGTATATGCAAGATCAAATGTTGCATAAGTTCCAGCACCGTATACACCAACTGGAATTATATAGTCAGTTGCAGGAGCAACAGGATCATAGTTGCCATCGATCAAGTATTCCAACACAACCAGTACACCTGTACTGCTACTGCTATCACCAGCATCGTTGTAAAATACATCTAGTTCGCCAGCAGTGTTCATTTGTGCTAACAATCGGGCATTTTGTTTCAATGGCAATGCACTGTTAAAACCTGCTGCATATCCAATGCAGTCAGCAAGTGTAAAGTTGCCTTCTGGACCTGTAGCAAGTTGTATGTTGCTGTTCAATCCGTAGTAGTCGGTCCAGTATTCAACCACACCTGCGGGTACATAACTGGTTAAGTTTTGTATTAGCGGCAAGTCTTTCATGGTTTCAGTGGCGTTGGCCGCAGTCGAAAACGTTTCAATATTGGTGCCTTCAATGTTTTTGATTTGTCCAAAACTTCTAGCCAATGCACCGTTGGCAATAGCAAGATCATTTGGTAGTATGTTGGCAAGTCTTGCACCCAAACTGTCGAACACATCATTGACACTACCTGATGTGTTTGTATAGATAGCACGATTGCTAACACCTAGCGGTGCTGTCAATGTTATATAACTGGTTGGAAACTGCTTTGTTGGGTCAAACAGATCTGCACCAGTGGCAATACTATCCTGTGTACATTTCAATATGCCTTTAACTTGCGCTAACTCATTGGCACTGAGACTGACAAACAGATTGTAAATTTGTTGTTGCACACTGCGTGGCAAGTTTGCACCAATTCTGGCTACTTCATTCAAGTCAACACCTAAGTTGCCTAATAAACTTGTACCTGGCGCTAATGTAGCTGTTGCTTTACGCAGTCGGGTAGCAGTTGATAATCTGTTTAAACTAGCAACACCGTCATACTGGTAAGCTAACGGAACCTCTATATTAGATTCAATTGGATTAATTCTTGTTAGCCCGGTAACTATTTGATCTTCAGATCTTGGCGGCCCATCTACTGCTGGTCTATCTGGTCCATCAATTGTAAATGCATTTGTTACCGCAGTTTGCAGTCTACTAAGGCCAGTAAAAGACGTACCACCTTTTTGTATTGAGCCACTTGCAATCTGTTGAGAAGCAGGACTAGTAGTTGTTTTTACAGCTGGCTGCACTTCTTCGTAAACTGCGCCAGACTGATTACCGGCAATTATGTTGGTTATTGTACTTGCATCAGCACCTAATATTGCAGCAATTCTAGAATTAACTGTAATTGTTCTTAACTTAGCATACATTGGACCAAGTGTGCCGTTGTCCAGCATGTTGCTTAATAGTTGTCCTGGCGATCCAAGGTTTGCAATATCCGTCCAACTGATAACATCACCTAGTGCAGTTAAGTCTGCACCCAGTGGCTGACTTGCCAAACTAACACCAGTCACTGAACCTGATATCACACTGTCCATTCCTGGAAATGTACCGCCTGTGAACAATTCACTGCTATTGTTGGCTGCGTTGATAAACTGATTGCTGGTTTCAACAAATGCTATTGCACTGCCAAAGGTTGTGCCTAACTTTTTAGCATCGCCTTCGATTTCTGTTGCAGTAACAGAACCACCCAGCACACTGGCACTTTCAGTGCGACCAAATGTTAACACACTGTCGATTGTACCAGACGTTGACATTACACTGTACGCATTACCAGAATACAAATCAAATGGTGCTGAGAATACACTATCGCCTAATCCACTGGTCATTGAATTAAATTCGTTTATGTACGGAGTGGCATTTGCAATATTGGCTATTTTATCAGTGACAGTATACAGCACACTTTGTATTGCTTGTATTTCCAGTGTCGAGTCATTCATGACTTTCAGTGTTGGTGCACCAGTTTCACCATTTACACTGTCGGTAATATTAAGTGGTGCTCCGCTGTTGGATGCAATAGGCTTGCCGCCCAATGTAGCATCGCTACCATTGGCCAACATGCTAGCACCAGCAGTTAATATCATTGATGTAAGTGTGCCTGTTGCCATAGTTTATCCTGGAATGATCACGTCACGACTGCCTGTAGCTCGTGCATGTCCGCAAGTGTCTGTGCTACCGATATAGTTGATTTCAACACCTTCAGCTAGTACACTTCGTGCACCGCGTACTGTTTTAGCACTGCAATGTTTACTACAACCAGGTGCGCCGCAGCAAGGATGTGGAGTAACACTGGTGCCTTTTATGCATGCAGCTCGGCCATTGATCAATACACTGGCAGCACCTCTACCTGATGCTGAACCACCTGCACTGTTTGTATCACCTATTCGTACCGCTCCCGGCATTGTTAACCCTTTAGTAGTGTCTTTGGTTGTGTTACAATACCTGTGGTTGCTTGGATATAGCTTGCAATAATATCTTTGTGTGCTTCCACATGCATCATAATACTAGCTGTATTTATGGTGACATTTTTGTCGGGATCTGCACTCATAAGACTTGGGAGCATTTGCAAGCCTTGCTGTGTTGGAACCAATGACATTGGGTTGGTAATATCAACACTGAATGCATCGGCTTTGACAATTTTGGCAATAACTTCTGTACTGTCAGACAGTTTAAGTGTGTAAATTTTGTGTTTTTCTAAGGTCATGCAAGTAATTACCTACAGCAACGTGTGGTTAAAAAGAAATGTTGCCGTAGCCAGTTCCGTTAAAACCTGTGTCGTCGATATACTGCTCAAGTTCAACAAATCCACCAATCACTTTACCACCAATAACGATCTGAGGAACAGTTCTTGCATTAGGTGCAACTTCTAACAGTTGCTCTCGGGTAACATCTACACCAACTTTTTTTGTTTCAAATGCTATATTCAACTTGTTTAACAGATGCTTGGCTTTTTCACAATAAGGACAATGGTCTTTGGTGTATACTGTTACTGGCATCATAGGCTGAATCCCTTAAATGTATCGCTGTCTACGTCTTGCTTGGTTCCGCCGACAACATATGATGAAATTTCAGTTTCTTGCGGAGCAACTTGTACATCGCCGCCTGCAATCCATTTTTGTGTCCACGGTAGTGGATTTGATCCACCTTTGTAACTGCTAGGTAGACCAACTGCTGTCATGCGCTTGTGTGCAATCCACTCTACATACTCTTTGAGCAGTTGTGCATTTAGTCCAATCATTGAACCATCTTTGAACAAATAGTCTGCCCATTGTTTTTCTTGTTCAACTGCATCTTCGAACATTTTAATCAGTTCGGGTTCGCACTCTTTTGCAATCTTGACAAAGTCTTTGTCATCACTTGGCAACAGTTTCATAAGTTGCTGTGTGCTTGCTAGGTGTACGTTTTCGTCACGGGCAATAAACTTGATGATCTTGGCATTGCCTTCCATCTTTTTAAGTTCAGCAAATGCCCAACTGCAAGCAAACGATACATAAAAGCGGATACCTTCAAGCACGTTAACACTTGCCAAACACATCCACAGTTTCTTCTTTAGTTCATACAAATCAATTTCAATGGTTTTGCCATTTACCTTGTGCTTGCCTTCGCCTAACAAATTGTACCATGAACTGTATTCAATAAGGTCATCATAGTATGCAGTAATATCATCACCGCATTCATTGATTTCTTTGATGTCCATCATGGTGTCAAAGATCTTGCTTGGATCGCTGTATACATTGCGAATGATATGTGTATAACTTCTTGAGTGAATTGTTTCTGAGAATGTCCAAGTGATAATCCAGTTTTCCAACTCAGGCAAACTCACAATAGGACCAAAGCTCTCCACCGGTGCACGACCCTGCACACTATCCAACAAGATCTGTCTCTTAAGGTTGCTCGTAAAGATATGCTGTTCGTTTGGTGTGAGATCTTTGAAGTCTTTGGCATCGCGAAGCACGTCAACCTCTTCCGGTCTCCAGAAGAATCCCAACTGTTTGTCAGTTAGTTTGTCAAACTGTCTGTATTTCAGCGTATCGTAACGCTGTAGTCCTACTCCGCCTTTGGGATCAAGAAATGCCAAACTGGTTGTGTGGTCACGTTTTGTTGAATTTAGTACACTCATTTTGCTACCCTTATATTGTGCAACTATCGCAGGCTTCTTCTTCGTAAGGAAGCTCGATCAGTACGCTTTCTGTTGCGTTCATTTTGTCAATGTCTATTTCGCCAGATCCGTCGAAAGTATTGAAATAGTACAACTGCTTATGTCCATATTTATAGCACAACAATAGATGTTGTAACATGGTACTCATTGGAATCTTTTCATCTTCGTAGTGCTGCGGGTTGTACGAAGTGTTTACACTGATACCTTGATCAATATACTTTTGCAAGATTGCAGTAATCTTCAAATAACCTTCTGGTGATCTCTGATCCCAAAGCAGTTCATATTTGTTTTTCAGTCTTGGGTAGCCCGGCACCACTTGCTTTAGTACGCCGTCCTTGCTTTGCTTGATACTAACAAACGCACGAGGTGGCTCAATGCCGTTTGTGCTGTTTGATATTTGTGCTGACGTTTCAGCAGGCATAAGAGCCATTAGCGTACTGTTGCGAATACCAGTGGCTTTGAGTTGTTTGCGCAGGCCAGCCCAATCAACACAGTCTTTGTGTGCTACAAGTTCATCAACTTCTTTTTTGTAAGTGTCAACTGGTAAAACACCATCGCCATACTTGGTTTCATGATTCTTTGGACATGCACCTTGTTCTGCTGCAAGATCTGCTGATGCTTTGATAAGATAATAACTCCAATGCTGTGCCCAAGTATCGACCAATGGCAATGCTGCTGGATCACTGTAGCTAACATCATTTTTAGCCAACCAAAACGCAAAGTTAATAATGCCAACACCCAATGGACGTCTGTTTTCAGTTGCCAACTGTGCTGCAATAATTGGGTAGTTCTGATACGTTAGCAATGCATCAAGGCCTCGAACTGCCAGTGTACAAGCCTTTTCCATATCCTCGGGAGACTTAAACACACCCCAGTTGATTGCGCTCAATGTACACAATGCAATTTCACCGTTAGGATCATTTACATCATTCAATGGCTTAGTCGGTAGATCAATTTCGCAGCACAAGTTACTTTGTTTAATTGGAGCAACGTCAGTTTTAAAACTGCTATGACTGTTTGCATGATCTACGTTTTGTAGATAGATACGTCCTGTATCTTTGCGCTCTTGCATGAACGCACTAAACAGTTCTTGTGCGTTTATTGTTTTCTTGCGTAGACGTGTGTTACGCTCTGCTGTTTCATACAAACGTTTAAATTCGTCCTGGTCGGCAAAGAAAGCATCATACAAGCCTGGTACATCATGCGGTGAGAACAGTGTGATATTACCGCCTGTCATAAGACGCTCATACATCAGTTTATTAAACTGTACACCATAATCCATGTGACGCACACGGTTGTCTTCAGTGCCTTTGTTGTTTTTTAGTACTAGTAGATCTTCAACTTCATAGTGCCAAATTGGATAGTAAAGTGTTGCAGCACCATTACGCACACCACCTTGACTGCATGAACGTGTTGCTGCTTGAAACATTTTGTAAAAAGGAATAACACCTGTATGGTATGCATCACCATTTCTAATAGGTGAACCTAATGCTCTAATGCGTCCGCCGTTGATGCCAATGCCAGCTTTTTGTGACACATACTTAACAATTGAGCTTGATGTGGCATTGATTGAATCAAGGCTATCATCAGTTTCAATAAGCACACA